TTATTGCCTTAGCAGCATTTTTGCCAGTATTAGCTGACTTCATTGAAGACCTTAATGACCAGCCCGTCTTTCGTCAAGGACTAAAAAACAAAGCCAATATGTTAGCTGATGAGATTCAAAAGACTGACCGTTTAGTTTTACGAATAGACGAAGAACACGCAGAGCAAGTATTTAACGAGCAGGTAGACTTGCAGAGAGCATTTAGAATTTGGATAGATGAAAGCATTACTTTATGAGATGTAAAAACTGCAAGGAGAAGTTTGAGCCTATCCGCTTTAATCAAAAATACTGCTTTAATAAGATGTGTGTAAATGCTTGGGTGCAAGAAGCTACCATAAAGAACTGGCAAAAGAAAAAGAAAGCAATGCAGCAGGATTTAGAGACGGTTCAAGACCTTGTAAAAGCAGCTCAAATGGTATTTAACAAATACATCAGAGAGCGAGACAAAGACGAACTCTGCATCTCTTGTAAGCAAAAACCTAAAAAAGAAAACGCTGGGCATTTCTACAACGCTAACAACCATTGGAACGTACGATTTGACGAAGATAATGTTCACTTACAATGTGAAAAGTGCAATAGTTACTTATCAGGCAACCTTATTGAATACCGTCAACACCTACTGACTAAGATTGGAGCTGAAAGATTTAATCAACTGGAAGCAAAAGCAAGAGTAACACGAAAATTTACAAAAGACGAATTAAAAGAAATAATTAAAACCTATAAACAAAAGATAAAAGATGGAACACAATAACGACTTTAGATACGATTTAGAAATCGGTAAGGAATTTGAGACTCAATTATTTGAACTACTCGGTAAAAGAATAGAAGTAAAACGAGACTTTAAATGCTTAGATACAGGAAACATATTTGTTGAGTATGAAAGCAGAGGTCATAAAAGCGGAATAAGCACAAGCCAAGCAGAATATTGGTGCTATTGGTTCAGCGATGACCATTGTATTTTGATTAAAACGGACACTTTAAAGCAAATGTGCAGAAAATATGTAGGTACTTGTAAAGATGTTTTAGGTGGAGATTCTAATACCAGTAAAGGAATTTTACTTCCGACTAAAGATTTTTTAGATAAAAGTATCAATTATTGATATTTATTTATATATTTGTCTAAACATTTAATTTATACGCTATGGAAACAAATCAATTAATTCAAGAATTACGAGGTTCAGACTTAGAAAGCTGGATGTTAGTGCAAAGAGCTTACAAAACTTATGCTCACGGTGAGGACATTATGGAGTGTGGATTTAATAAAATGTCAGGATACGTTTACATTGCTTTAGAAAACGGAGTGCAAATTGCTTCCTGTTTTGGTCAAGATGTAGATTACATTAAGTATGATTTTGAAACAAGTGAAGAGTATTTTTTTGATACTTATGAAGAATCTTTAAATAACTAATTATGAAATATACCTATCTACCCGATACGCATACAATCTTTGAAGCAAACGGCGAGCTGCATTTAGTATCTGAAAAAATAACTGTAATTATTAACTGTGAAACTTTTTATAATGATTTGCCAATTATTATCAAGTATATAATGCAAGCAAGAGAAGAAACAACGGAACAAATTGAAAAAGAATTAATACAAATAATAACACAAAAAACAAAAACGCTATGAAGAATTTATTAAAATCGTTGGCATCATTCCAACAAGAAGTGCCTGTAATCCACAAGGCAACACAAGGCTACGGCTATTCTTACGCTGACTTGCCTAAAATCTTTGAAGTAATCAATCCGCTGCTGAAAAAACACGGACTTGGATTTACTCAAACTCTACACACAAAGGATGATGTGAACTACATTGCTACAATGGTATTCCACGTAGAGACTGGAGAACACATCGAAAGCTCAATAGCTATTCCTTACGTTCAGTTGAAGGGTATGAATGACTTTCAATCGTTTGGTTCGGGTGTAACCTATTACCGCAGATATGCACTCAGTTCTGCACTTGGTTTAGTGACCGACAAAGACACGGATGCATCAGGAGAGCAAGTTAAAACTGAGAAGAAACTACCTGCCATTGACCAAAAGCGATTTGCAGCAGCAGTACAAGCCATTGCAAAAGGCGAATACACTCGTGAAAAGCTGGAATCATCGTTTGCTTTAACGGAAGGTCAAACGGATATGCTTAATGCGCTATGAAGGCTCTCAAAATTAGGTGTTCAGCTATCGGAAAACTGATGGCTACACCTCGCTCTAAAAGTGAGTTCTTGTCTCAGACGGCAAAGACTTACATTCACGAGTTAGTGTTAGAACATAAATACGGCATCAAGAAGGAGTTTAGCTCACGTTACACGGACAAAGGAATCCAAGTTGAAGATGATGCTATTTTGTTAGTCAATGATGTCTTAAACGTAAAGTTTATTTACAAGAATGAGGAGCATTTTACAAACGATTGGATAACTGGCACACCTGACGTAAACACGGAAGATGTATTGTTAGACGTTAAATCTTCTTGGGATGCTACTACCTTTCCGTTTTTTGACACCGAAATTCCTAACAAGGACTATTTTTACCAACTTCAAGGATATATGTGGCTCACAGGAAAACAACAGTCAATGCTTTGTTACTGCCTTGTTGATACTCCTATTGAAATGGTAGAAGACGAAATCAGGCGAGCGCATTGGAAACTGCACAAGATTGACGAGGATTTACATTTGCGTGAAGAGGTAGAGACTAAACATCAGTTTTCACACATACCTAAGAACCGAAGAGTCAAAGTATTTTATGTACAAAAAGACGAACAAGTAATTGAGCAGATAAAAGAAAAGATAGAACTTGCTCGTGAGTATTACAACGCACTAATTCAAATGCTATGAACCAAGAAGTAACCGACAAAGTAGTTTTATCCGTAATGGCTAAGTATGCTGAACGCTCAGCAACTGGTTTAAAGAAATACGGAACTACATTAGACCGAGAAGACCTAACTCTTGACCAATGGATAAACCATTTGCTTGAGGAGTTGATGGATGCCACGCTTTATTTGAGCCGTATTAAAAAAGAGATTGAGCTACATTATGTCAAAGGTTTTTCAGATGGCTACCGAGAAGCGAAAAACACGGAACAAAACAAACAAGGATAAGGGGTAAAAATTGCCACATATCTAAACACGAAATGTAAACTAAACAACAAGAACAATGAAACTAAACAAAGACGACCGCAGAGAAGAGATGGCTGCTATTGGCACAATGATACTGGTAACAGTAATTGCAATTATTTTAGTAATCAATTTAATTTTTAACATATAATGGAAAACAAAACAAACACAGGAGCAATCTTTAAGAACACGAACAAGAGAATGGACAACCACCCAGACTACAAAGGAAAGGTAAACGTAAACGGTAAAGAGATGGAAGTTGCTCTATGGATAAAAGAAGGCAAGGCAGGTAAATTCTTTTCAGCATCATTTAGCGAACCGTATGTAGCTTCTACTGAAGAGCGCAGACCTGTTGGAGATAGTATTGACGATGACCTTCCCTTTTAGAAAGGTAAAACAAAAACTACCCTTCTAATGTACATAGACGATGACACACTCCGAAAACAACTGCATAGGATACTGCTTGTAAAAACACGAAACCAAATAGTGCAAGACATAAAAGCCAAAGGGCTAAAGATGCATCAGTTTCAGTTAAACAACTTCCTTCAGCGAAAAGACGTAACCTTATCAACCTTACACAAGATAGATAACTACGTTTCACGAGAAATTTACTTAAACAATTTAGAGCCACTTTAACAGGTGGCTTTTTTTATTTATTTGCGTGATTAAAATTTAATCCTATATTTGTTTAGAATTTAATCAAATGGATGCACTTAAAATATTAGCAGACCACCACAAAGAATGGGTTAAGATAGTCCGTTCATTTGGAGAGTATGACCTTGCAGAAGACGTTGTACAGGATGTTTACTTAAGAATTGTCAAGTACAATTACGAGGAGAAGATACTCAAAGACGGAAGACCAAACATTGCTTTAATGTGGATGATGCTTCGCAACCGAGCATTTGAAATAAACAAAACGGGTAGTGTTCAGTTTTTATCATTAGACGAAGTAAGAGGAGTTGCAGACGAAGACTCAGAGTTAGAAAAACACGAAGCCTTAGAAAGAATACACCAAAGAATAAACGAAGAGATGGATAACTGGCATTGGTATGATTCAATGTTATTTAAAGTCTACAAGGAAGGCAACGCATCAATGAGGGATATAGCTAAAGATTCAGGCATCTCACTCACTTCGATATTTAACACGCTAAAGAACTGCAAGGAACGATTGAAAAATGAGGTAGGCGAGGACTACGAAGATTACAGTAATAACGATTTTGATTTAATATAACTAAAATGGCAACAAAGAAAAAAGCACAAGGGTTAGGAGATACCATAGAGCAAATAACCGAAGTAACAGGAATTAAGAAGCTCGTTAACTTTATAGCAGGAGAGGACTGCGGATGCGAAGAGCGTAAGCAAAAACTTAATGAGTGGTTTCCATACCGCAAACCCGAATGTCTAACTGAAGAGGAGTACAACTGGCTTACGGAAACACGAATCCTTGAAAGAGAAACATTCAAACCAACCGAAGTAACACAAGTAAAAGAAATCTATTCAAGAATAATGAAAGTACGTTTAGAGCCATCCTCTTGCGCTTCTTGTTTTAGAGAGATAGTATTTAACCTCAGAAAGATTTATCAAGCATACGAAGCATAATATGAAAGTAGATAAAGTTAAAATCAGCGAAGTAAAGACGAACCCAAAGAACCCACGTTTAATCAAAGACGATAAATTCCGTAAGTTAGTCAAGTCAATACAAGAGTTTCCGCAGATGCTGGAGCTACGACCTATTGTAGTGGATGAGAACAACATTGTATTGGGCGGCAATATGCGTTTAAAAGCGTGTAAGGAAGCAGGTATGAAAGAAGTGTTTATTGTGAAGGCAGAGAACTTAACCGAGCTGCAAAAAGACGAATTCATAGTAAAGGATAATGTAGGCTTTGGAGAATGGGATTGGGATATGTTAGCTAATGAATGGGATACGGAACTTTTAAATGATTGGGGATTATTTGTTCCTGAGATGCCAACCGAAGTTGACTACTCTATTTTAGATGATGAAGACCTTGACGGTGAGTTAAGCGATATGGCTGACGGAGTAAAGAAAGCTATACAAATTGAGTTTGAAGCTGAACACTATGAACAAGCTGCGGAACTTGTTAAGTTTTGGAGAGAGAGAGAAGCATACTTAGGGGGTATGATTATAGAATACTTGAAAGCTGAAAAGGATAAATTATGATTCTAAAAAACAAATTGTTTTATTTATCTAATTCTCAATACGGAGGATGGGTATCTTTTTCATATCACTTATCTAAAATTTTAAATGACGACCACGTTATTAAAGTCAAAGATACTTTTAAGGGTGGCGGACAATTTTATGGAGATGTGAAATATAAAAACATTAAAAAGTCTGCAATACATAATTTTACTAACCCGATTATATTAGCAGTTGACAAAGCACACTATGATTTATTGAAGTATTTTAAAGACGCTACTATAATTATACACGACCCAACGGAATTATCTCCCGAGGTATTACAATTTGCTAAAACGAATAGAGTTATAACAATTAGAGAGACCGTACATAAAATATTAAATAAAATGGGAATTGAAAATGTTTTCTTGAAACATCCTTTTTATAAATATTCAAAGTATGATTTAGATAAAAAATATAACAGGTCTTTATCACGAGTTGATTTTGATAAAAACACGGACATAATATGTAAAGCAAATAACATAGGAGCAGACATAGAAATATACGGATATAAAAATCATATATACTACTTTCATAAACTAAAAGAATTAGGATTTGATAAATACTACAAAGGATATTACTCAAGAAACCTAAATGATATTAGTAAGTTGTATGCTGAAACAAGATATTTAGTTGATATGTCAACCATTAAAAACGATGGCGGAGGAACTCAGTATACATTCTTAGAAGCAGAATATCACGATTGCGGATTAATATTACATAAAAATTGGTGCAACGTTGTTAATAGCGTATATAAACACGGAATAAACTGTTATGCGGTATCAAATGAACAAGAATTAATAGATGCTTTGAAGCAAAAGCGATTGACGAGCAATTTAATACCGACAGATATTGAAAACGATTTATGGAAAAGAATACAAATATGAAAAGAGTTGACTTAATTTTAGTAAAACACGAACGCAAAATAGGTTCAACTTGTGAATACATAGAACCAAACATTACAGAGGACTGTATCTTTTATGCTGACGGAGAACCTATCGGATTCTATCTTACAAAGATGCCTGAAAAAATGTGCAAGTTAGCAGACTTAGCAAACGCAGAGTTCCAAAGTAAAAACGTACCTAAGTCTTTATTAGAACGCAGTGATGTTTTCGCTAAGGTGTACAAAGAAGGTATGACAAGAGCCGAAGCAAAAGCAAAAGGAACGGTACAAATGTCAAGCATCATAGGTTCAATACCACCGAAACCACATATGCAAAGACCTTACGCTTCCATATCAAGTGTTCATTCGGAAAAGAAAGCACAAACGTTTATCAAGGCAATGTTAATGTTGGCTAAGGAAAGCGAACAATTAATCAAAGAAATATTACCTGCTCAATATGACAAGCAAGTAGAGTTATTTAATGACGTGCCAAGTAAATGGAGATTTGGTAATTTGTTTACAAGTTCAATTTCTAACTTTAATATCTCAGCACCTTTTCATAGAGATACAGGTAATATTGTAGGTGCGGTAAACGTAATCATCTGCAAACAGAAAAACGCAAAAGGAGGAGACTTACACGTTCCTGACTACAACGCAACGATAGGACAGGTAGATAATTCAATTTTAGTGTACCCTGCTTGGAGAAACGTACACGGAGTAACACCAATCATACCAACACACGAAGGAGGATATAGAAACAGTTTAATTTTCTATCCACTAAAAGCGTTTAAAGGTTTACAATAACGAGAATAAAACGAGAATATGGCAAAAGAAGATAATCTAAAAAAATTCAGCTCAGAATATCAACCCGAAAAAAACGGACGACCAAAAGGCTCAAAGAATCGAAGCACAATAGCACGTCAATGGCTTGAAGTAAATCAGTCGCTAAAGAACCCATTAACAGGCGAGCAGGAAACTATGAGCCAAGAGGATTTGATGACGTTAGCGTTGATTAAAAAGGCTCGTGAGGGCGATGTAGCTGCTTACAAAGCGTTGATGGACTCAGGCTATGGCGCACCGCTTCAGCAAGTAGAGCAAACAATAACCGAGTTACCACTATTCCCTGATGTACAAGAGGACAACGGCAACGAATAAGGTACTGGCTTTAAAGAAGCGTATTAAGATTGTTCAAGGTGGAACGTCGGCTTCAAAAACGTACTCAATCCTTGCTGTGTTAATTGACAAGGCACTACGTAAAGACGGACTCGAAATAAGCATAGTAGCAGAAAGCATACCTCATCTAAGAAGGGGAGCATTAAAAGACTTTGTTAAAATACTAAAATGGACAAACCGATTTAATGACCAGCAGTTAAACAAATCGCTACTTACATATCATTTTAAAAACGGAAGCGTAGTAGAGTTCTTTTCAGCAGATGATGCTTCTAAGCTGAGAGGTGCAAGACGTGATATCTTGTACATTAACGAGTGCAACAACGTAACGTTTGAGTCTTACAATGAGCTTTCAATACGTACAAAGCAAGAGGTGTACTTGGACTTTAACCCTGCCAATGAGTTTTGGGTACACAAGGAACTAAAAGACGAACCAGACACGGACTTCATAATCTTAACCTACAAAGACAACGAGGCACTTGACGAATCAATAGTTGCACAAATAGAAAAGAACCGAGACAAAGCAGCTACGAGTTCTTACTGGGCTAATTGGTGGAGAGTGTATGGTCTTGGGCAAGTAGGCAGTCTTGAAGGAGTAGTCTTTAACAACTGGAAAGAAATTGACACTATACCAAAAGAGGCGAAGCTGATAGGAATAGGACTTGACTTTGGATACACGAATGACCCTACGGCAGCAATTGAGATTTACAACTATAACGGAACACGGATTATAAACGAACTTGTTTACCGCACAGGAATGGTAAACTCCGACATCGCTAAGATACTTCCGTCAGGTGTTATTATCTACGCTGATAGTTCAGAGCCTAAATCAATAGAAGAAATCAGAAGGCAAGGCAAAACAATCAAAGGAGTAACTAAAGGAGCTGACTCAATCAACTACGGTATTGACGTAATGCAAAGGCAAGACTATTTAGTAACTAAGCAAAGCACGAACCTCATCAAAGAACTACGCTCCTATTGTTGGGATACTGACAAGCAAGGTCAACGAATGAGAAAACCGATAGACCATTACAATCACGCTATAGATGCGCTTAGATACCACGAGATGGAAGCACTCGGACTAAAATCAAACTATGGACAATACAACATCCGATGAGTTGCCTAAAATGATTAGGGTAGTAGAGCAATACATCAAAGACAAGACAGGCAAAAGAGTCAACATCGTATTCAATGACATCTTTAACGTTAGAAGGCACACTCAGATGCTGGCTCAGGCTTATGCCTATGTGTTACAAAAAGACGAATCACAAGTTAAATAATTATGGAAGTACAAATAAACGTACCATCAACACTAAACGAAATCCCACTAAAGCACTATCAGGACTTTCTGAAGGTGCAACGTGACTCTACTGACGAGGAGTTTGTAGCTCAAAAGATGGTAGAGATATTCTGCGGAATCCGATTAATAGAAGTAGCCAAGATAAAGCTGACTTCACTAAACGAATTGATAGCACACTTTACGCAACTGTTTAATCAAGTGCCTAAATTCACACCTAAATTTATGATAGGCGATATTGAGTTTGGCTTTATTCCTGAACTTGAAGAGATAACCTTTGGAGAGTACGTTGATTTAGATTCACATTTGCAAAGCTGGGATAAATTCCACAAGGCAATGGCAGTTTTGTACCGCCCTATAAAAACACGAAGTGGAGATAAATACGAGATAGCAGAATACAACCCTAACAAAGATATGGAGGAGCTAATGCAGTACGCACCATTAGACGTATGCATTGCTGCATCGGTTTTTTTTTGGACTTTAGAAAGCGACTTACTGCAAGCTACTCTGAATTATTTGGAGACGGAGATGAAGAAGGAGAAGAACCTGTCGCAGACTTTAGCGAAACAACTCAATTTAGCAAACGATGGGGATGGTATCAGTCACTTTATGCACTCGCTAAAGGAGATGTCACAAAGTTTGACGACATCGCCAAGTCAAGGGTTACTAAATGTCTTACCTATCTCACATTCGAAAAGCAAAAAAACGAAATTGAACAACGGCAACTTGAAAGACAACTAAGACGATGAAAGGATTTTACGATATAACGAACAAACTTAAAACACACTTTATAGCTGACCCTATTGTGAACACAGTAACGGAAGGAGACATCTTTGAGGTGGACTTAAACAAGCAGACAATCTTTCCGCTTGTACATATGATGATTAACAACGCATCATTTGAAACCAATGTTGTGCGCTTTAACGTAAGCCTCATTGCGATGGACATCGTTGACATAAGCAAAACTGCAACGACTGACGTGTTCATAGGCAACTCAAATGAGCAAGATGTACTTAACACGCAATTGGAGGTCTTAAATCGAGCGTATGCGCTAATGCTACACGGAAACTTGTGGGATGATAAGTACGTTGTTGACGGCAATCCTACTTGTGAGCCGTTTACTGAACGCTTTGAGAACTTTATGGCAGGCTGGACTATGACACTTGACATCCTTATCCCTAACGAGGTAACAATCTGCTGATGCAAAACACGGAAGTTCAAAAGGAATTAGAGAAATTTAGAGACTATGTTGTTAGTCAATCAAGGCGCAACCTTTCAAGGCTACGTAAAAACTCGTCTAAACGCTTGTATCAATCAATTCAAGGCAAAGTAAAGACGATGCCTAACTCTATATCAATTGAGTTTGAAATGGAAGACTACGGAGTGTTTCAAGATGCAGGTGTTTCAGGTAAGAAAAAGAAGTACAACACACCTTACTCCTATAAATCAAAGATGCCTCCTCCAAAGGCTTTTGACAAATGGATAGTTAAAAAGGGATTAGCACCAAGAGACAAGGGTAAGTTTAAAAGCAGAAAGAGTTTGTCATTTGCAATTGCTCGCAGTGTATTTATGAACGGCATAAAACCAAGTTTGTTTTTTACTAAACCGTTTGAGGCAGCTTACAAGCGACTACCTGAGGAGCTGGTAGAAAAATACGGACTTGATGCTCTAAAATTATTCAATGAACAAATAGACCAAATACAAAAACAAAATGGCTAACATATTTACAAGGAGTCCACACATCGTAGAAATAAACGTAGCAGGACAAGTAGAAACCAAGATAGAACTTTACTTGTGGAACTCAGGTTCAATGCCAAGCGCACCGCAGTACGTTTTAAGCAAGTTAATTGCTGCGACTAATGCTCCTACAACCTATTACGATTTATCGCCTTACATCAGCGAGTTTATAGACCACAACAATCTACAAACGCAACCTGCTACAACGGCAGCTACTCCGACAAATCAGTACGTAAATTTCTTGTATAGAAAGTACAGGAGAATCGGAAGCACCTTTGCACAAACTGGTTCTGATGTTTCTGGCTTAGGCTTTAACGGATTTGGATACTATGCAGAAGGAAGCAACCCTGTTTTATTTGATGTCTTTTCTGATAACACGAATTACTATTATAACCCTATCAACAACGTAGGATGGTTTACGGCTTACACAGGTGGCAATGTAGCCAAAGTGAAATACACGAATTATAGCACCGCAGCAACACAAACAATAACCCTAAGCGTAAATGCAGTAAGAGACGTTGTAAGAGTTTATGCAGGGTGGGAAGCAGTAGGCAATAAGGTTGAGTTTTTAAATTCAGCAAACGCAGTTTTATGGACTTCCAATGTTTACCCAAAAACGGAATGTAAATATACTCCAGTTCAGGTTGACTTTGTAAATAAATACGGAGCTTGGCAAAGGGAGTGGTTCTTCAAAGCAAGTTACGATAGCTTGAACGTTGAAAACACGGAGTATAACCTAATGCAAAGCACGTTCCCTAACTACCTATTAACTGAAGGACAAAGAGAAGTGTTTAACGCTAACGGAAAGCAAACAATCAAAGTAAACACGGACTGGGTAGATGAAACCTTTAAGGAAAAAATTAAGCAGCTAATGTTAAGCGAAAAGATACTTGTAAACGAAACTGCTGCAAAGCTAAACACTAAGTCAATGGACTTAAAGAAATCCATAAACTCTAATCTAATAAACTACGAGATGGAGTTTGAATTTGCATATGACGTTATTAACTCAGTAATGTAATGAGCAGAGAGGTACACTTATACGTCAGTACAACGCGCTACCAAAATACAACAACATCGGTAGTCAACAACTTTTTTCAAAGCGTTACTAATGCTGGAGGAGTATGCGAAAGCGGTCAATGTATGATTGACTATCTTAACTCGTTAGGCGGTTTATTTGGTAACTATGAAAACTCGGAAAGATTAGAGCTATTCAATGACGAAACAATAAACCTCACAAGTACAGTACAAAACGTTCAAGACATATCTAAAACCTTTACGGACTTTTCTCAGTCGTTTACAATTCCTGCCAGTGACCATAACAACCGAATCTTACAACATTTTTATCAGTCAGATGTCAACGCTTTATTTGATTATAACCTTAGATTAGATTCCTTTATTGAGATTGACTTAACTTTCTTTAGAAGGGGTAAGTTGCAAGTAGAAAAGTCGAACCTAAAAAACGGAAGACCTGAAAGCTACACTGTAACATTCTACGGAGATGGCAGAACCTTAAAAGATTACTTTGGAGAGGATTTACTTTCGGATTTGGACTATACTGACTATAATCACGTTTATTCGGGTACAGAGGTTAAAAATAGACTCACGGATGGAACTAACCAATATGATGTAAAGTATCCGCTAATTAGCTCTAAACGCATTTGGCATTATCAATCAAACTACGTAAACGCTACGACTCCTAACTGGCTTGATATAACTTCTATATCCCAAAACGATATACACGCAAGTAGCGGAGCAATCCATTTTGAAGAGCTTTTTCCTGCCGTCAGAGTAAGTACAATCTTTGACTTAATTCAAGCTAAATACGGAGTAACATTTAACGGCACTTTCTTGCAAGATGATAGATTTACTAAGCTATTTTTATATTACAAAAACAAAACTGAATTTGACATTATAGGCAAGCAACATTTAGTTGACATTCAATCAGTTTCTGCTCCAACTGGACTCTACGACCTTTCTCCGTACATAGACACAACTGCTGATACAATTACATTCACAGAGTTAAACGGAGTGCTTACACATCAACTTGAGATTGAGATTCTTTCTTTGTCAACTGCTGCCACTATTTATGCTGATGTATTCCAAAACGGAAACTTACTTAACTCAGTTCAGATTAGTGCAACTGGTACTTATACTTTGGATGTAGTCAATCAGACATCAGGCTTAAATGCAGTTTACCAAGTTTATCTTAGACCTGCCGCAGCAGTTAACGTAACACACTCCCTTAAATACTCCATTTTTTATTTAAGTGGTTTGTCTTTGGTTACGGAAACACAATCAACAACGGATGCTGCAACAAATATGATTCTTACTCAAAGTTTGGAATACAACGCACCTCAAATGAAAGTTTCAGATTTCTTTGCAGGAATCCTAAAGACTTTCAATATGGTTTGCGTAGGTTCAGGAGAGAATACATACGACATTGCACCCCTTGACGATTGGTACGGTCAAGGAGCAATTGTAGACATTACCGAAGACACGGACATTGCTTCTATTGATGTTGCTCGTATGCCACTTTACAAAAAGATAACTTTTAAGTATCAAGATTCAGACTGCTTCCTTAACAAGCAGTTTACTCAAGTCTACTCACGAGGTTACGGAGATATGACATATCAGTACCCTTACGATGGTGGAGAGTTTACAGTTGACTTACCTTTCGAAAACATTTTACAACAGAAATTTACTGGAACTAATTTACAAGTAGGATATGCTTTAAACAATGAGTTTGCACCATACACACCGAAACCTATATTGCTTTATCAATATGACAATTTAGACTGTCATTTTAAATATAAGGCGGGTTCAACTGTTACAATTACCAACTACACACCTTTTGGTCAAGACTTACGCTACAACAACACGGATTTAACAAGCAACTTTTCTCCTGAAACATCAACGCTATTAAATTACCCTATCCAACAAACACTATTTGCTCAGTATTACTTTTCGTACTTGTACAATTTTTACAACCTAAAGCAAAGGCTTATCAACGTCAAGACAATTCTACCAGTAGGAGTTCTGACAAACCTAAAACTAAACGATAGGCTAATCATCAGAGACAAGCGGTATATCATAAACGATATGAACACGAACCTAACCACAGGAGAAGTTCAGTTCTCGCTTTACTTGGATTTCAGACCAATTATTAACAAAGTACCGTTTATAAATATTCCTGCGGGTGGTGGCTCAGCAGTTACTGCAATCAACATTCCAAACGGAGGTATTACTGCTTTGCTTACTCCTTCTGCTGCTGACATAAGATTAAGCCAAACAACTTTAACGTCAAGTCAAAACGTAACTATAACTACAGGGCCTTTAACAAGCGGTAACGTGTACTCAATAGATGTGGCATTTACTTACGCTAACGGAACACGGACTAACGATAACATATTTATAGTAATAGAATGATACAACAAATAATTGCAATGCTCCAACTTGATAGTCACTACGGCATCAGCGAAGAGATAGACATTGCCAAAGGAAAATACAAGCTGCACACGTCTATGAAGAAGGCAATCAAACAAGGTAAAAGAGAACTTATAAATAAACGAAATGGCAGAGGTTAAAACTATAAAGATAAACGTAGACACTAAACAGGCGGTTAACGCAATGGATAACCTTGCAGAAGCCAATCACGATGTATCAGCAAGTTTTGCAGACGTATATGGAGAAATACAACCGCTTACTGCTCGTATGGGCGAAGCTGAGGATAGATTGTATGAATTAGCTGCTGCTGGCAAAAGCACTACAAAGGAATATCAAGACCTCTTAAAGACCGTTGGTAATTATCGCAAGGTTCAAATCCAAACGGACTTGGCGGTTGATGCTGCTGCTACTAATATGGGTCAAAAACTTGGCGGTGCGTTAGGTGGAGTTACGGCAGGGTTTAGTTTAGCGCAAGGTGCGATGGGTGCTTTTGGTGTAGAATCAGAAGCAGTCGAAAAGGCTTTGTTGCAAGTTCAATCTGCAATGGCTATTCAGCAAGGTGTACAAGGAATAAAAGAATCATTACCGTTTCTTAATGACTTAAAAAATACTGCAGTTGCTGCTTTTAAAGGTATGACTGTTGCGTCAAGAGCATTTATGACGGCAGGAATCGGTATCCTTATTGTTGGTATTGGTTTACTTATTGAAAACTTTGACAAAATAGCCAACGTATTTACAGGAGAAATAGAACGCAATGCACGTTACACTAAAGCCTTAAACCAAAGTGCTAAAGCTATTAAAGACAATGCTAAAGAATTAGACAAGAGAGCTGAAGACTTACAAAGAAATCAAGACTTTGAGTATGCAATGGCAGAGGCACAAGGTGCTACTACTGCAGAGCTTCGCAAAATGAAAGTGGCACAAGCTGAAGAGCGTATTGAATTAGAGAAAGATTCCGTAGCACGAGCAGAAAACATCTACTGGTTAGCAAAGCAAAGGTATCAGAAACTTGTCAACTTAGAAGCCGACGAAGAGTTAATTAAAAAAGCTAAAGAAAACGCAGTCCAAGCTCGTGAGACATTAGTCAAAGAAAAGGAAGATTTAAATCAAGCACGTCAAGACAGGAAAGACATTGTTAATCAAAACAAAGTTGACGAGGCTAAAGATAGACAAGATAAAATCCAAGCAGGAAAAGACGCAGCAAAGGAAGAACTTACAATTATTAAAGATAATCAAAAGTCTGCAACGGAGCTATTAAAAGAAGAATCACAACGCCAAATTGATGCTGTTGAGGCTAAGTATGCTGAGCAGATTAAACTCGCTAAAAAGTACGGAAAAGACATCAAGGCTTTAGAGGAGGCTCGTGATAAAGAACTCAAAGATATAACCGATAAGCAAGTTGATTTAAGTCGTGGCGGAAACGAACAAGTCAAAATAGCAACTATAAGTTCTATTAAAACTACTAAGGAATTTCAAGAGCAACAAAAGGCAGGTTTAGTAGGTGTCCAAGAAGTCCGTGAGCGTATATATCAAAGAGAGAAGGAACTTGACGATGCAAAAAAGAAAGCGCAGGAAGACGCATTAATGGCTACTGCTTCTACTTTAGGTCAGATAGCAGATTTATTTGGAGAGCAAACAGCAGCAGGTAAGGCAGCGGCAATTGCAGAGGCTACAATATCAACATTTGTATCAGCACAAAAGGCTTACACGTCTACAATAGGTATTCCAGTAGTCGGTCCTGTATTAGCTCCTATAAACGCAGGTTTGGCTATTGCAGCAGGTATAAAAAACATCAAAGCAATTACTGCTGTACAAACTCCTGATGGTGGAGGCGGAGGTGGAGGTAACCTATCGAATAGTTTTTCAGGTTCAGCAGCACAAGCACCATCGTTTAACGTAGTAGGTAACTCAGGTATAAATCAGTTAGCACAACTTCAGCAGCAACCAATGCAGGCTTATGTGGTAAGTGGTTCAGTAACTACTGCTCAGAGTTTAGATAGAAACCGAATTGAAAACGCAACATTGTAGCATTAAAAAGTTAAATAGATATGACCGTTATTGAATTAATCATTGACCCTAAAGACGAGCAAAGCGGAATTGATGCCGTAAGCGTCGTAGAATCTCCTGCCATTGAGGAGAACTTTGTAGCCTTATCAAAACACGAAGTAGAACTCAAAGAAGTTGACAAAGAGAAGCGTATCCTAATGGGTGCAGCTCTTATCCCTAACAAGAAAATCTATCGTGTAAACGCAAAGAAAGAGGAGTATTACATCTACTTCTCAGAGGACACCGTGCGTCAAGCTATGGAGCTGTTCTTTAAAAACGGAAACCAATCCAACGCAACTTACGAACACAAGGATGCAGTAAAAGGAATGACCGTTGTAGAATCTTGGTTAATTGAGGATAGCGAAAAAGACAAAAGCACTTTGTACGGATTCAGCTTACCGAAAGGAACGTGGATGATTTCTATGAAAGTTGATAACGATGAGGTATGGCAAGACGTAAAAGCTGGTAAGGTTAAAGGCTTCTCAATTGAGGGATACTTTGCTGATAAATTAGAAATGTCATTAGAGCAACAAAAGAAAAATGAAATTATTGAACAACTTAAAAATTTACTTAATGAGCAAATTTAAAACACCAAGCAAAGCAAGTCCAAGAGCTGGTAGCAAAAGAGGCTGCCTATGTGAAGACGAAACATACTCAACTAAATGTTGTGATGGCAGTTTACAAGCGCAAGGCATCGGTAAAACTGCTGAAGTTAACGAACCTGCTGCTACTCAAACTGAGGTCAGCGGAGTGAGAACTATCATACGTCAAAACGGATAAAAATAAAACAAAGGTAAAAGCCTTTAGTTGAATCTATGTATACAAACTAAAAACAAATGAACGAAAAATCAATCTTAAACAAAGTCCGCACACTTCTTGGAATGGAAGTGAAGTTGGAAACTATGCTTCTTTCTGACGGAGTATCTACACTCGAAGCTGATGTATTCGAAGCGGGACAACCTGTATTTATCCTAACGGAAGACGAACAAAGAATCCCTGTTCCAGTAGGCGAGTATGAGTTAGAGGATATGCGCATCCTTGTAGTTATCGAAGAAGGTGTAATTGCTGAGATTCGTGAAGCTGCTGAAGTAGAAGAAGAAGTAGTTGAAGAGACTCCTGCCGTAGAGGAAGAAGTTGAAGCTACTACCGAAACTGCTACACCTAAAAAAACTATCGAATCTATCGTCAAAGAATCTTTCTTTAGCGAAATCGAATTACTTAAAAAAGAGAACGAAGAATTGAAAGCACAAATTGCTTTATCTACTGTAGCCGCAGAAGAAGTTGCGCCTGTAGAATTGAGCGAAGAGCCTAAGCCTATTTCTTTCAATCCTGAAAACGCACAAGCTACCGATGTATTTAAGTTTGCTGCTAAAAGAAACGTAACAACTATGGACACGGTATTATCAAGAATTTCTAACATTAAATAATTAAATAAAATGCCTACAACAACTTCAATCACTACTACTTACGCT